GCTTTAAAGTATATGGGTATGGCTTAAAATAACGGGTCAGCTAGTGAGAAATTGCTAGTAAAAAATATTCGGTGAAAATGGGAACTCTAAGTTTACTTTTTTATTGTAAATATGATAATCCATTACCAAGCTATCGAAAGTAAGTAAAAGTAGATAGAAGGTTTAGAGACTAGGTGTTGAGTTATTACAAACAATAATACACCCACGAGTGCCGAACACCCTAACGTAAAGTCGAGGGTGAAGAGATAGTCCGACACTTAAAGGAAACTTTAAGAGTATGAGATAAAGAGCTTATACATAACTGATGGGTTGGAAAACTGAAGATATGCTTAGTGGACTTCCTGGAGTGCTTAATTTAGCTTCTGCTGGTGGTACTGATTTAGCAACAACTTCTGATATAGTAACAGATGGCCTAACTGCTATGGGCTTAACTGCTAAAGATACCGATAAATTTGTTGATATAATGGCTTCAACTTGTTCTAATGCTAACACTAGCATTGAATTAATGGGGGAAACTCTTAAATATGTTGGACCAGTAGCAGGTTCTTTAGGTATTGAAATGGATGACTTGTCTGTTGCGATAGGTTTAATGGGTAATGCAGGACTTAAAGGAAGTCAAGCAGGTACATCTTTAAGGGCTGGATTAACTAACCTGGTTAAACCAACTAAAGAAATGCGAAGCGCTATGGAGAAATACGGTGTTGAACTTGTTAAAAATTCTGATGGTTCAGTTGATTTAATGGGAACTATGGAAAACCTAAGAGGTACATTAGGTGGACTTGACCAAACAACGCAAGCTGCTGCATTAGCTTCTATATTTGGAAAAGAAGCCATGAGTGGATGGGCTTCTATAGTAAATGCAAGTGAAGGAGATTTTAATAAGCTTACGGAAGCTATAGCAAATTCTGATGGAACAGCTAAATCCATGGCTGACACTATGATGGGTGGAGCTAAAGGGGCTTTAACTGAAATGAAGTCAGCTTTAGAAGGTGTTGCTATAACAATAGGTGAAAGATTAACTCCTTTTATAGAAAAGTTAGCAGATGGAGTTTCTAAACTTTGTACTTGGTTTCAAAATTTATCACCAGCTACTCAAACTTTTATTATGATAGTTGCTGGGTTATTGGCTACAATAGGGCCATTATTAATAATAATAGGTAGTGCAATTTCTTTATTTGCTAATTTATCAATAGTTGCAGGTGCTTTAGGAATATCTGTAGGAGCTTTAGTTGCTCCGTTTGGAATAGCTATAGCAATTATAGGGGCAATTATTGCAATAGGTTATTTACTTGTTAGTAATTGGGACACAATAAAAGCTAAAGCTTCTGAACTTGGTAAATATGTATCTGATAAATTCAAAGAGTTAAAAACTAATGTATCTAATAAGATTAATGAGTTAAAAACTGATGTATCTAATAAATTCAATGAATTGAAAACTAATGCTACTAATAAAATTAATGAGTTGAAAACTAATGCTACTAATAAGATTAATGAATTAAAAACTAGTGTATCTAATAAAATTAATGAATTGAAAACTAATGCAACTAATAAAGTTAATGAAATGAAAACTAGTATTTGTAATGCTTTTAACGCTTTATGGCAAACAGGAGTTAGTATTTTTAATAATTTAAATAGTAGTATTAGTTCTGTTTGTAGTGGTTTAAGTTCTACTGTATCTAATATTTTTAATAATATGAAGTCTAGTGTATCTAATGCTTTTAATGGATTAAAAAGTGTTGTTTCTAATACTATGAACTCAATAAGAAGTACTGTTAGTAGTATATGGAATAGTGTGAGAAGTATATTTAGTGCTGTATTAAAACCAAATATAAAAATACCTAAAATTAGTATAAGTGGTTCATTTAGTTTAAACCCTCCAAGTGTACCAAAATTTGGTATAAGTTGGCACTCTAAAGGGGCAATATTTAAGCGTCCTACTGTTTTAGGTGGTATGGGCGTTGGTGATGCTCATAATGGTATTGGAAGTAATGCAGAGGCTATATTACCTATTAACCAATTACCTAAGCTTTTAGGGCTTGATAAGCTTCAGAATAACAATGGAATAGCTTTAAACATAGAAAACTTTAATAATAATACAGATAAAGATATAGAATATTTAGCTAACGAATTAGCTTTCTATCTAAGTAGAAAAAAAATAGGTGTAGGGGGTGCTTTTTAGATGGAATTTACTTTTAATGGTATGAACAGTAAAGATTTTAATGTTAAAATAAAAAAATCTAACCACCTTTCTATTCCTAGAAAAAAACTTGAGTTTATAGAAATTCAAGGAAGAACCGATAATTTAATAATTGACGAAGGTTGCAGAGAAATGCTTGACATAGAAATAGAAGCATATATAGACTGTAGAAGCTTAGATACTAAGTCTTATGCTATACAATTAGATAACTGGTTAAACAGTTCTAATGGTTATCAAAATTTAATATTTGATGATGGGAGCATTTTAAAAGCTATATTCGTAGGCCAAATTGATTTTAATGATATAGTTAAAGATTTTAATGAAATACTTTTACAATTCAAAGCTTATAGAGAGGGTGATTTATAGTGATTACTTTATATAGTAAAGATTTTACAACTAAATATGGTCCTATAGATTCTATTTGTGAAGCTTTTGTAGAAGAAGAAAGAAACGGACTATTTGAATTAAGTTTTGTAATGCTTAATACAGATAGTCTTTTTAATTACATAAAAGAAGAAAATATAGTTGTTGTAAATGCTAATGATACTTTATTAAATCAAAAGTTTAGAATTTATATGACTAGAAAATTAATGAATAATAGAGTTGAAGTATTTGCAAGGCATATATCTTTTGACTTGATGTATGACTATATAGACAATATATCTTTTGACAATCAATCCTGCGAATATGCCTTAAATCAATTATTTAGAAATAGTAATTTTAGTACACATTATAAAGGTTATTCTAATATAGTAAACGCACAAAATTATAAAATGAGTATGGCTAATGTATTAGAAGCTATAGGTGGCAAAAAGGGTTCTATAATTGATACTTTTGGTACTGGGGCAGAAATACTTAGAGATAATGAAAATATTCATGTATTAAATAAAAGAGGACATGACAACGATGTTGTTATAGAATATAGAAAAAATCTTACTGGCTTTGAGTTAGAAGAAGATAATACAGACTTAGTAACAAGAATATTACCTTATGCAAAATATAATGATGAGGAAACAAATGAAGAAGTTATATTAAAAGCTAACTATGTAGATAGCTCATTAATAAATAATTATTCGCATCCTTATATAAAACATATTGATTATTCTGAAAAGTTTGAAGATAATGAAATTCCAACAGTTAGTAAGCTTCAAGCCTTAGCTAATAATGAATATAAAAATAATAAGGTTGATATACCTAAACAAAATTTTAAAATAGAATTTATTCCTCTTTCTAAATGTGTAGGATATGAAGGGCTAGAGGACAAAATAAGTCTTTGTGATACAGTTACAATAAAAGATACTAGATATAATATAAATACACAAGCTAAAGTTATTAAAGTAATTTTTAATGTGCTTAAAAATAGATATGAAAGCATGGAATTGGGAGAACCTAGAACAAGTTTAGGAGATATTGTAGGTGGTGGAAATAGTGAAGGTGCTGTAGGGCCACAAGGTCCACCAGGACCACCAGGACAAGACGGTAATGTTGAAAATTTTCCTAATACTTTACCATCTACTCCTATAGTTACAACTAAGGTTTATGGATTTTCTAATATTGAAATTAGCTGGACTTTTGAAAACAAAGCATATTATCAATATGAAGTTTATGCAAGTAAAACTGCTAATTTTACTCCTAATACTTTTAATCTAATACATCAAGGTCAAACATCTACATATATGTATCAAGCTAAGCCAAATGAAACTTGGTATTTTAAAGTTTGTGCAATAAATAGTCATGGAAATAGGACTTCTTTCGGAAGTGCTTCTGCTACTACTGTTAAAATAGAGGACTTATCTAACTATGTAGAAGAAATGGCAATAAATGATGCTTTAATAGGGACTTTAAATCTTGGTAGAGGTTGGTTTGGAGAACTTAAAGGAAACTATATAGATGCTAAAAATTTAAGTGTTACTGATGGAAACGGAAAAAGAACTTTAGATATAGATGATTTTGGAAATGTTAATATAGATGCTACAAGTATAAGTTTAAATGTTAATACTAACCCTATTATAAGACTTTTCCCAAATGGTGAAGAGTATTGTGCTATAGATGCTTGTGTTGGTGGTGAAAGTGGGGGCTTTGGTAATAATGTAAGATTAAAACTTAATGCTTATGACTTTGTAAAAGTTAATCCTGGTTCAGTTGAGATATTTACACAAGATTACAAGGGAAGCCCTATATATTCTTTTTATTATAGTTCTACAGATAATGAAAACACAATAAGAACCCCTATAGGATATTTAAAACTTGCCAGTGGTGGTTTATATTGGAGGGGTAGCAAATACGCTACGGAAGCTTTTGTAAGTGAAAATTATTTAACTACTTCATCTGCTTCAAACACTTATTTAACTAAAACATCTGCATCAAATACTTATTTAACTACTTCATCTGCTTCTAATACTTATTCTAAAATATCACATACACACGATAGGTTATCAGCTGGATCACTTGAAGTAATAGCCGGTAGTGGTGGTTTTTACCCTTCTTATGAAGCTACACTAGGTACAAGTAGTAAAAGATGGAATCAAATTTATTCATCAAAGGGCAGTATTTCAACAAGTGATAAAAAGCTTAAAACTAATATAAATTATCTACATGATAATTTTAGAAATATTGATAATGAAACTAAGTTTTTAGATTTTATAAAAAATGACTTTAATCCAGCTACTTTTAATTTTATAGATGATAAAGATAATAACACTAATAATCAATTTGGATTTATAGCGCAAGATATTTATAATACAGATATAGGAAAATTATTTATATATAATTTATCTAAAAGCGAAGAAGATTTAGTTTATTCTACAAATGGATATGCTACTGTAATAGCTACTGCATTAAAAGAGGAAATACAGAAAAGAGAAGAGTTAGAAGAAAGAGTAAATATATTAGAAAAACAAATACAAAAGTTATTAGGAGGTATTAATGAATAAAAAATACAACTTAAAACTAGACTTACAATTCAGATGTAACAATTCAGTTATGAAATTTAACCAATTTGATAATGAAACATCTGATTTTTTTATGCGCATAACTAATGGGGGAAAATTAGTTGATATTGAAAAAGCTTTAGTAGTATTAGCAGTAATAAAACCAAGTGGGAAAGTTTCTAGTCAATTTGTAGAGGTTAAAAATGGCCTTGTATATGCTGATTTAAAACCTAATATGAAAGATGAAATAGGAGCTTATACTGCAAAAGCCATGCTTATATTAGAAGATGAAAGAATAGTTACTGAAGCTATAGCTTATGAAGTTGAAGAAGATAAAATATTTAGCTTATTAAATGATAGTGTAGAAGCTACAGAAGAACTTACTTTATTAACTGATATGCTAAACAGATTATCTAACATAGAAATATCAGAAGAACAAAGAATAGTAAATGAAGCTGAAAGAATATTATCAGAAGAAAATAGAAAAATAGAAGAAGCTAAAAGAGTAGAAGCTGAACTTATTAGGCAACATGAAGAAGCTGATAGGGCTAAGTATGATGCAACTAGAGAAAGCAATGAAAATATAAGAAAGCAAAATGAAAGCATAAGATTAGCTAATGAAGTTACTAGAAAAGAAGAAGAAGCTAAAAGAGTAGAAGAAGAAAATAAAAGAAAATTAGCAGAAGAAGAAAGAAATGCTAATTATAATTTTATGACAGAGGATGAGGAAAGAAGAAGATTAGAAGCTAATACTCATAAGGAAGCAGAAGTTTTAAGGGTTCAAGCTGAAACTGATAGAGTTAATGAGGAAGCTAGAAGAAGAACTATTGAACAATCTAGGGTATTAGCAGAAAACACTAGAGTTAGTAATGAAAATACTAGAATAGCTAATGAAGAAACTAGACAAAGTAAAGAAGCTGAAAGGGTGGAAGCTGAAACTAAAAGACAAAATAGATATAACTCTTTTATAATTGATGCAGAAGCTAATGCTAATAACTTTGAAAATTACACTAATACTGCAAAAGTTAAAGAAGAAGAAAGAAAATCTAATGAATTAGATAGAATAGCTTATGAAACTAGCAGAAAAAACAATGAAACTATAAGAATAACTAATGAAAATACTAGGAAATCTAATGAAAATACTAGAGTATCTAATGAAACTTCTAGGCAAAATGTATTTAATAATAAAGTAAATGAAGTTAATAAAAAAATATCTGAAATAGACAAAGCTAAATCAGACATGACTAACACTATATCTAATAAAGTAAAAGATATTGATACTAGATTTAATACTTTAACATCTAAACAGCAACAAGATGCAGAAGTTATTGATGCTAGGGGAGAATATGAAAGCCTTAGACTTAGATTAGAAGCTATGGAAAAATCACCATTAATTTTATTTGAAGATATAGAAGGTTAAAGGGGGAATGTCTATGTTAAACATTAAAAATACTTTAGATGGATATTTAAAAGATGTTGAAATAAAAGGTAATACTGTACAAGATGCTGAAAATTTAGCAGATATACGTTCAGTAGGTGATAAGGTAGAAGGTCAAGAACTTTATAAGATAGATGTTGTAAGTTGTGGGAAGAATTTATTTAGTAATTTTGTAGTTGGAGGATATTATGGAGGTGATGGCGTTATAGTAAAACAGCTCAATTCTGTTTATTCTGATGAATATATTAGAGTTGAACCCGGTAAAAAACTTCTAGGTAATCATAGCAAGTTTAGTATGCAAATATGCGAATACGATATAAACAAGAAGTTTTTAAGAAGAAATAATGTGATCACAATTCCACATACCGTAGCTGGTGATGCTAAATTTATTAGGGTATCATTTTACGATTTAAATGATGCTTTAAATAATAAATTCCAACTAGAATTTGTTGAAGATAATGTAACCAAACCAACTCCATACGAGCCATACCAAG